ACGACATCGCCCGCGTCGTAGGTCTTGGTCGCATCCGACGCCCAGAGGTCGGCATGGACCGGGCCGAAATACTGCTCCCAGTACGCCGGATAGCCCGCCGTCACCGCGCCGCCTGGAGTGTTCGCGATGTTCGAGCCGGCGAGGCTGATCCAGTAGACGCCGGTTGCGTCCTTGACGATGTTGCCGGCGACGTAGGTCGTGGCGGCGCTGTAGACGCCGGGGATGAAGCGGTACGAGGTCGCGGTCAGAACCCGGAGATTGGCCCGGCGGCTAGCGAAGCGCCACGGGCTGCGCCGCAGCTCGGCAACCCGGAGCTTGTCGTAGCAGAACGCCGCCTCGGTGGCATTCTTGGCAACGTCGGCGAGCGTCGAAATCCGCGTCGCGCCGAGGCGTTGCAGCGCACGGTTTATGATATCGACGTTCGTGGTGAACGGGGAGACGCTGACCATTGCGCGCCCCTATGGAACCTCGAAGCCCATGCCGGTGCCCTCGAACACGTCAAAGTCGGTGTCATCCATCCTATCGCGCACGTTGAACGTCAGATTGGATGGCGGCGGGATCGGGCCGGTATCGCCGCCTCCGCCTCCCACCCAGAAGGCAAAGAACGAACGCGCACCCCCGCCGCCGGTGGGCGCATCAGTGCTACCGGCGCCGCCGAGCCAGAAACCAAAGAGAGAACGGGGGCCAGCCATCAGCCGGCCGGATCGTTGCCGACGATCGGAACAGCCGCGACATCGGTGGAAACCACCCCAGTCCAGGAGGTCGCCGTGTCGTCCTCCTTGTAGACCGTCAGCGTCGTCGCAGCGATCGTCCACTTATTGCGCAGCAGCCGCAGCGCTTGGCGCATCGTGCGCACCGTCGTCGACCCGCTGTCGGTGCCGGTCGCCATGTCGCGGTCGAGGACCGTATCCGCGTTCTCAACCGCTGTCGGCAACGCGGCCAACTGAGTGTCGAGGTTCGCAGTCGCCAACCCGACTGCCGTTCGCACATCAGCCTGCGTCAGCCCAGCGCTTCCCACGGCGTTGTCGGCGATCTCCTTGACAACCGACCCGGCGACCGCCGAGGCGTAGGTCGTCGTACTGTCGGTATCGAAAAAGTCCTTGAGAGCGGCGGCGGTGAGGCCGCCAACCGTGCCGGTCACATTACCGCCGACATTCCCGGTCACGGACCCCACGGCACCCGTAACCGACCCAACCGCTCCCGTCACGCTCGCGATCGTCACATCGGAGGCAACTTTGGCATCGGTGATGGCGTCCGCTGCTATCGAGGTGGCCGTGATGGCATTCGCATTGATCGAAGCGACAGCCACCTCGGCCTCTATCTGGAATGTCCGGTGCGTCGCCCCCGCTACGCTCGATACCGTGGCCGAGATATAGATCGAATAGCTCTTCCCCTTCTCGAACCCGTTGGCTGCCGAGAGGGTGATCTGCTCGCTATAGAACCCCGCCGTATTCGACCCGTCGAGCAGCGCCATCGTGCCGGTGAGGATCGGGGCCGTCGTCTCGTCCTCGTACACCCGATAGGCCGGCGCGGCGTCGGCATCGGTCGCAACGCCGGTCGCGAAGACCTGTGTGTTGACGACAAAGGTCAGCAGGTCGTCGATCTTCCACGAGCCAATATATCCGCTCATGAGATCACCCCACCTTGCGCGCCGAAGACCGCGCCACCACCTCCGCCGCCTCCGCCGGTCGTTTGCTGATAGGCGCCCAGGCGCCCCCAGACTGTGCGAGCAGCCGCAGCGCTCGTCACGCCGCCGATATAGGGGTCGAGATAGAATGTCGTGCTCGCCACCCCCACACTGATCTGCGCCATCAGCAAGCCCACCTCGGCCGCTGTAAAGGCATTCTCCAATTTCTGCTTCGTCGTGTTGGTGAAGCCGCCCGCCCCGGTCCACGTCGCGGTCGAGGTCGTCTGGTTGGCCGGCGTCCCGGTGAACGGGTTGGCGTTCCGATTGGTCTGATACGTGTAGTTGGGGAACGAGGCCGATGCAGCGAAGTCGATGTTCGACCAGATGTCGCGGTTGGTCAGCGCCGTCGCGCTATCCCTGATGATCTCGATGGCCGAGGTCTGCGCTCCGGTCGCTGTATTCCAGATCGCCAGCATCGGCGTGACGAACGGCGCGTACTCGGTCGCCAGCGATGAGGTGACGATCTTCCACGAGACCCCAGCGCCATTAAACGCTGCTCCCCCCGATGTGATGAAGATTGAGGTGTCGGCCGTCAGCGTGCCATAGCTGTTGACGTACTGAAACACGTATATCGTGTCGCCGCTGTCAACGTTGCGCAATGTGATGGAGCCGACACCCCCCGGCCACGTCCCGCTCATCAGCGTCGGCGTAGAACTCGTCTTTAGGTTCTCACAAATCACTTCGGCCGCAACAAAGCCGGTGACATCAAAATACGCACCACCAGACACCGCATACCCAGAAACGTCACCATCTCGAATAGAGAGATGTGTATTGTCGCTCGCGTTCCCAGTGAATAATGACGCCGGTTTGGTCGCGCCGGTCATTGAGAAGGTGGGATTAATAATCTCTACTTCCGCGCTCTGTAGCGTGAACAAACCACCAGCCCTACTGCCGCTACAAATAAACGTTGAATTCATTAACCTGATAGATGGGCGACGCTGCGAGATGTTCGGTAATGTTCCGAGTACGATTTGCGTATTTGCACTTGCCGATTGCACATCAAGGGTACAATTCCGCATCTCTAACTTAGAGATTGTAGTCTGAGTGCTAAGAAGTCCAATGTCACAAAGAGTATTATTCGATGTCCCGCCATTGATAGTCATTCCGTAAATAAACATTGCCGATCCGGCAGCGCCTACGATCGCAAAGAGCGCTGCCGCAGCCCCAACACTTTCCTTCGCCCCCGCCAACCAAGCATCACCTCCGGCCCGGTTTACGCTGATGATCGCGATAGCGCCGGCCGGCGCCGTCCATGTGATTGCTGCGGTGGCGACAAAATTATGGGCGCTGTCTACGAGGATCACGTCCCCCGAGGCGGCAGGCACAGCGAGCGCCCCGGCGACAGTCTGCTTCGCGTTCGCCCAATCTAGGCCGCTGTCGGCGTTGTTGCCGTCAACCGAACTGACGAAGTACGTGGTCATTGACCAGCGCTCGCCCTGATCTGGTCAGCAAGGGCGGCTGCCGGGGTCAGCTTGTTGGTTCGCAGGGTCGTCACCTGCCCGGCCGTCATTCCGAAGGCTGCCTGAAGCTGCGCGTTCGACAGCGAGCTAAGAAAGTCCGCCATCATGACCGCCTCGATGCGGGCCGCCGTCTGGTACGCCTCGCGCAGCACGGCAAAATTCTGGGCTGCTGTCGAGTAAAGCAGCCGCGGGGTCGCCAACTCGCCGAGCGCGACGATCTCCGCGATATTCTGGCTGATCTCATAGGCGCGCAACGCCGCAGCGATCAGCGCCACCTGCCCCGCGAGAAAGGTGGCTACCGTCTCCCCGATCGGGCGAAACTCTACGCGAGGGCCATGCACGCGCCCCAGGTCATCGGTGACGGTGAAGACGACCTCGCGTAGATTGCCATCCCGTTCCAGACTGGAGATAAGGGTCGAGATCACTCTCGCAGCGCCCGTTCCAGCCGCTCGCGCTTGGCCGCCACGGCAGCCTCGTCAGCCGCCAGCTTGGCCTCACGCTTCCCGACAGCACCCTCGGCCGCGGCTACACGCGCCTCGCGCCGGCCAATGTCGGACTCCCTGGCCGCGACCGCCTTGGCGTCCTCGGCAAGCTGCGCCCGATCCGCCTCGAATTTCGCCTTGAGCCCCTGATATTCGCGCAGGCTTACGGCGTGTTTTTCCTGTTCCTTGGCGAAGGCGTCCGCCGCGCGCCCGGCTGCCGTCTCGGCCGCGGCGAGCGTCCGCTGTGCGGTGGCGACCTCCCGCTGCTTCTTGTCCAGCGCCTCCGCAGCCACGTCGGCATCCGCGCGGGCCTGACGAAGCGCGGCGAGCGCATCGGTCGCGGCTTTCGGATTGGCGATGACGGCGAGAAGCGCGTCGGCGCTGTTGATATCGTCCCTTAATACATCGAACGGCATGGCTTCATCCTCCGATCAGGCCAAAGCCCACCTGTATTGCCCTTGCGGCAAGTCAACCAGCGCAACGCCGTTTGCGGCAATCGCGGTGGCCGCGGTTATCCAGGTCGTGCTATCCGGCGCGAGAACCTGGAGCGTCAGCGTGCCGAAGGTCGAGCCCATCGCCACGATCCCATAGCGCCCGCCCTGCAAGAGAAAGGCGGCGGTAGTCGCGCCGATGTTGCTCTCGACGTGGTAATCCTGCGACTGGCCGCCACCGATATTGATGCGCGAGATTTCCGCGTAAACCGCCGTGACAGCCATGTCCTACCTCACGTCGTAAAATCGGAGCCGGCCGCAAGCTCTAGCAACTGCACGGATCGCTTCAGGACCGAGCGGTTGCCCACGGCGGTCGTGTCGTAGGACAGCACCACGTCGGAGGTGCCCGGTGTGGCTGCCACGTCGGCGGTGAGGCTTTCGCTATTGGTGGCCAGGAGCACGGCGTCGGCGGTCGCGGTCGCGCTGTTCGTGTCCAGCGAGCCGCTTCGTGTCGCCAGGGTGGAGGCGTCGGTGGTGGCCGTTCCGCTGTGTGTCACAAAAGTTGCGACGCGCGTGCGCATCGTATTCCAGAGCGCCCGCAGATCGTTGACGTGCGCCTGGGTCGGGCTGGCTCCGTCCGCCTCAAGCACGGCGATGGACGCTTCGACCGCGGCATCGCTGGTGGTGCCGATGTCGGTTGCGTCGGTCGCCAGGAGGGCGGCAGTCGCGGCGATCGCGGCAGAGCTGGTCGCAATATCCGCGGCGTCGGTCGCGATGAGCGCCGACGTGGCCGTGGCCGCGGCGCTGTCTGCCGCGATCGCAACCACGTCGGCCGCCGTCCCAGCCCCGTTGACCGGATCGGAGACGTGGCCGCCTGACCGAAACCCCTCGGCCCCGATGATCGTCGATGTGATCCCGAGGCCGACTGCGCGCCTTGCCATCGGCTATTTCCTCGCGGCGTCTACGATGTGATCCCTCGCCCGATCCAAGAGCGCCCGCCCGGCGGCGATCCAGTTTTCGAGGTCGGCCCGAAGCGCGGTGATGCTGTTGACGAGCCCTGGGTCGAGCGCCGCCACAACCTCGGCCGGCGTCAGCGGCGGCGGTGCGGCAACAGTGCCGGCCATTACGATTGTCCCCGGCTGGTTGAGATCGCCGGGATTGTCGAAAGTCCGGCGCGCGGCAACGGTGCCAGCCGAGGCCACGGTGCCGGTGCTGGTCGTGGCACGAGTGGTTTCCATATGGGTCTCCTACGATGTCGGTGGGACGCCCGCGCCGTCTTGCAGCTTGCCTCCCCTGAGAACGAACTGCTCCACATCCTCCAGGAACTTCAGGAGGTCGTCGCGGATGACGCCGGTGGCGCCGCTGCCGGTGTCGGATTGCCAGCGCACGGAAAAGAAGTCTGTCCCGGTATCGCTGGTGCCGACCGTGAAGCTTGTCACGTCGAGTTCGCCGAGAACCGGGCGACGGAACGGGCGGCTGATGAAGTTGTCGGTTGCCATGCTTCACTCCTTAATCGGCCCACTCGACTTCCATGTTGAGGACGGCAGCCGAGCCGGCGGTCGAGGTCAGCGTGAACACGATGTCGATAAACCCGCCCGGATCGACCGTGAGGCCGGACGCCGCGGTGTTCCACAGCGGCAGGTCCATGTCGGCGCCGAGGTAGGTGGTCGCCTCGCGCGTCACGTCGAGCGGCACGAGGACGATGGCGGCGAGCGCCACGGCGGCGGCGAAGTGATCGGCGTTGATGACCGCGCCAGCCGAGTTGAGCGAGGTCGTGCCGTCCGGGTTCGGGCTGTCGGAATAGTAGATGCCGACATCGCCGGTGATCGTGGTGCCGGCGGCGTTGAGAAACATCCAGACGTGCTTCACCTTGGCGGTCGAGCGCAGCCGGACCATCCGGTAGGTGCTCGCCGCCTCCACGCCGGTCGTGACGGTTGCGACGGCATGGGTCTTCTTGGGCGTGTAGGTGGTGCCGATGCCGGTGGTGCCGCGCAGCGGGGGCGTGGCGTCGAGGCCGGTGATCGCCGTGGACTTGATTGCTTCGGTAGCCATTTTCCAAGCTCCTCAAACTGGGTTCGGGGAGCGCCGTCAGGCGCTCTACCCAGGATTACGGGACGACCGGGCCGCCGCTCGCATCGAGACAGCCGATCTTGACGACCATGCCGCCTTGCAGCCGGGTCGCGCCGATCGACATCATCGAGTAGGCCCGCCACGGGTGCCCCGACTTGGTGTTGACCTGGCTGATGATCGTCTGAACATCCGCCCAAATGCCGATGTGCATGCCGTCCTGCACCCAGGCAGGCAGCCACCGCTCGTCGGTATCCGCCGGGTCGTACTGGTAGCGGTTCGAGTAGTGGAAGATGAAGTTCATGAACGAGGTCGGCCGCCCCATCGTGTCGAAGGTGGCCGTGTTCCTGAACTCGGTCGAGGTGAACTGCGTCTGACTCATCAGATCGCGCAGCGCCTTCGGCGTCATCCCGAGGTGGATCATCGCGTTGGGATCGACATCGTACTTGCCGAAGATTTCCTGAGCCGCCAGAAGCTTCTCGATGTTGAGGCCGGTGGCGGAGCCGACGCCGACCGTCTCGGCGACCGTCACGGAGACCGGGAAGTTGGCCCCGCTGTCGAAGGTCTCCGTCGTGGTCGCGCCGACCGGGCCGATGGTGGCCGCGGCAAAGAAGGCGTCGATAATCACGTCGTCCTTCATGCGGTTGGCCGCGGCGGCGACGTTGGCGACGATCGAGCCTTTGGGGTCTTCGGTGGTCGTCAACTGATCGAAGAAATCAACATCGACGACGTGCTCGAACGGCAGCGGCGACACCCAGCGGCGCTGGAAGTCGGCATAGTTCGAGGGCAGGTCAGTCCCGCGCGGCTGGGCGCGGAGGAACTGCGTCGGGGCGATGTAATCGACCGGAGCGGCCTGGATGCTGCCGGTATGCGTGCCTGTATGGCAGGTGCCGCTTAGGCGGCTGTCCGTCTGCTGCAAAAGCAGGCGGAGGTCGTTGCTGAACTTGATCTGCGCAAGTTCGACCTGTAGCTGGGAGACGACGGCCATTGTGGCTCTCCAAGGATTGAGGCTGAGAACGATGGAGTTGGTTCCACCGGACCCGGCCTAGTCCTCGGGAGGGGGCCGCTTTAGCGTGCCCTCCGCGGCCTGCGCTCGCAGGTAGTCGCGTGGCTAACTTGCCCCATACGCCTATTCGGCAGAACGATGCAAGCGGTTTCTTTAATGCGCCCGGTGAATGGCCTACTGCGCGCCCTGCACCAGCATGCGGTGGAGATGGTCCCATTCATCCCGCGCGGGCTTCCCCGCATCCCCCGGCTGCATGAGGCGCGCGCCGAAACTCCGGTCTTTTATCAGCTCCTCGATCCTTGCCGCGGCCTGCTCGCGGGTGCGGATTTGCCCTTGCTGTCCGCCCGCGCCCTGGCCGATAAGCTGGGCCTCGCCCATGCGTTCGCCGGCAGCACGCAGCCCCTCCATGATGCTGTCGTACTTCGGCGACTTCTCGATCTCTGCCATCAGGTCCGGCGGCAGACCGAGCATCGCAGCGGTGCGATCGGCGATGAACTTGTTGCCCGGCATGTTCGGCCCCCAATTCTGCTGTAGCCGCAGCCGGGCCTCGCCGTTCTGGATCGCGGCGGCGCTCGCCTCGCGGGCCGCGCGCTCGGTCTGCTGCTGCACCAGCGCGGCGGCGAGCTGCGGGGCGCGGTCCTTTGGGATGGCGAGCGAGGCAGCCGTGGTACGCAGAAACGCCACGAGGCCAGCGTCGAGGTCGGACCCGTCCGCCATCTTGACGGTCGAGAAATCGTAGCCGTCCGCCGTATCCGGCACGCCGAGGCGCTGATGCACGATCTTCCATCCGGCCTCGTCGGTCGGGTCTGGCACCCGGAGCACCCGGTCAGCGGGAATGCCGAGCTTCGATTGCGTGTCGCGGAACATCTGCACGGCCTTGGCGACTGCGGCGACCGGCTCCAGCTTGTCGAGGCCGGTGTTCTGGAGGGTGCCTTTGGTAATGTCGTCGAAGGCGGCATACCACGGCGGGGCGGCACCATTGCCGGCACCCGGCACCGTGGCCGCGCCGCCCGCTACCGTCGCCGTTCCTGCATCACTCATTTCTTTCGTCCTTTCCCAGCCTTGTGCATGGCGATGGCGATGGCCTGCTTCTGCGGCTTGCCGGCGGCCATTTCCGTCTTGATGTTGGCGCCGATCGTCTTCTGGCTCTTGCCTGACTTGAGCGGCATCTATTCCTCCTTCGGCCCGACAAGAAACTCATAGTATCGTTCGGCACGATCAACGATTTCATCGGGATCTTGCGATTTCTGACTGGCAAGTCTCAGGCACTCCAGCCGGAGCTGTTGGTCGTTCATGTCCACCGGGTTCATCATTCCTCCTCGATATAGGTTGCTCCGGGTCTCCATAGCTGGTGCCGCTGCTCGGGGCTAAGCCCGGCGTAGAGCACGGCAAGCTCCTCGTCGTGCATCCGGCGGAAGTGCATCAGCCGCAGCCACACGTCGCGCCGGCCGATCTCGCGCTCGGTCGCAGCGGGCGCATGGGCACGGCAGAACACGGCTAGGTCGGTGAGCACGGCGTCGGGGATTTGGCGGTAGGCAACCTGCTTGCGCGCGAGGCGCCGGTACAGCCGCCAAAGGTGTTGCCTCCACGGCGGATCGTTGGAGCGCGGGGTCGAGATCATGTTTTCCGCATATGCCGCCGCACCTGACCTGTCGCCCGATTATTGCGGGCAACACGCATCTGAACGTGATCGTCCTCGATCCAGAACTCGATGTCATGGACGAGGCCGCAGTCACAGCACGACATCTTATAGGGTTGCACGTCGCGCATGACCGGCTGAACCTGCCGCGACCATCGTCCATCTACCGCTGTTTCCTTCCGATATCGGGCCATCGTTACCTCATCTGCCTGCGGCCCGGAAATCCGGGTCCGCCCATCGGGTTCGCCATGCCGGGCATGCCAGCCGGGTTGCCCGGAATTTCTGGCATTTGGGAACCTGGCACCCCGCTCAACGTCCCGCCGATATTCTGGCCGGCCCCGGCCTTGTCACTAATGGCACGGGCCTTCATTATGGCCGCTTGCGCCGGCATCTCCTTCGCGCGCTGCTCGCGATCGGCCGCCTGCGCGGCAGCTTGCTCGGCCTGCCGGATTTCCTGCGGCGTCGCCAGCCAATCGGGCCGCATGCCGCGGTTCCGGGCCATGCCGGGGATCATCCGCTTGAAGCTGAAGGTCCGCCACACGCTGCTGTCCTGCGACGAGTTGGCGATCTGTGCGGCGGCCTCGACCATCTGCATCGCCGCCGCACTCTCCCCCGCCTGCATCGCCCGCGTCATCGGGTTGGTGAACTCGACCTCGTAATCCTCAATATCCGGCAGCGCCTTTTGCGCCTCCACCAGCGCATCCGGCTTCGGCGGCAGCAACCCTGCGTAGGAGAGCACGTCAAGCTCGCGCGGGACCATCGTGCCGAGGTATTCGTCATGCGGGCCATCCGTCACCGGGGCAAGGAAGATGGCGCGCTGCTCGATCATCTCGACGACCTGCCGGGCCGACAGGTTGGGGTTCCGTTCGATGTCGAGCGCAAGGCGGAACAAATCGTTGAGGAAGCCGGCGCTGACGATGCCACGCTCCTCGTCCATCATCTCCTTGGTGATCTGGATATTGCCGGCCTCCAGGATGCGGACCCTCGGCGTGCCGTCCTCGCCGAGCCCGTTGCGGTTGACGGCGCCGGGGTAGCGCTCGAAGTCGCCGGCATCCTCCGTGGTGAGGTAGATCGGTTTCCCGGCCAGGTGCCCCTGCTCCAGAAACACCGATTTCTGCGCGTTCAGGGTCTTGGCGGCGGGCAGGACCATCTGCATCGGCCCGCGCCCATAGTCCTCGTCCGGGGCGACCATGTAGCGCCCGGTCGCGAGCGGGAAGCTGCGGTAGCCCTTTTCCTCCAGCAGACAATGGCCGCGGATCGAGACGTAGCAGCTCTGATACCGCATGCCCTTGGGATCGAGGCGGTAGGGCGACCAGTCGGTGCGCAGTCCGCAATACTGGATGATCTCGTGCTTTTCCTCGCTCAACATGTGGATGTCGTCGCGGAGTTCCGGCGGGCAGGTGTCCGGCCATTTCTGCATCATCTGCCGTGCGGTCCAGCGGAAGGCGCGAAAGAAGCCCGCGACCCGGCCCGAGTGGTCGATCTCGTACCAGATGTCCCCGACCGGGATCATCGTGTAGCGCAGCCCGCGCCGTCCGGTGAGGCGGGTGTCAGCTTCGTCGATGTAGAGGTTCATGTTGCCGAACATGCCCTCGGCCTGCATGTTGGCGAGGTTCGCCTGGCGGAACCCGGCGGCGGCGCGGTAGCGCTCGGCCCAGACGATCCGGGTCAGGTCGTGGTAATACTGCGATACGCCCGGCTGCCGCATGATGTAGTCGTCCGGGTTGAAGTAGCGGGTCCAGACGCTCGCCGAGGGGGTCCATAGCCCGTTGACGATCGCGGCGAAACGGTGCGAGCCGATTGAGACGCTGCTGTCAATCTGCTGCTGGGTCTTCTTCGAGCCGGGCACGGGCCGCGCGCCCCAGAAGAACGTGTTGGCGTACTCGGGCCATCCGAGGAGGGCGGCTTCCTGCCATTGCACATCGAAATTGGAGCGGCGCGTGCGCTTCTCGCCGAAGCCCTGGATGATGCGGGTAACTTTCTCCTTCTCGGCCGGATCATAGGTCGAGGCGGCGCCGTAGCTGTCAAGCGGCATCGTCC